ACCCTTTGAAAATAAATTGGGCGCCGTTTGGTAACTCTATCCGGTAAGCGGAATTATTAACCTTACAAGCACCAAGCAGGCCCCACGTTTCCAAGCATTGCTTGACGTCTTCAAAGATTGAATCATAAACACTTGATCCGACTTTACGCAAAAAAAGAACCTTCCTTGGGTGCTTCCAAGGCTGAAGGCTCTTAAATACTATCTTTTGAATTACTCCATGACTTTTCCCGCTGGAAGCACCGCCATAGTGTATTTCTGTGAAGGTGTCATAGTCGGTCAAGTGGTCGTATATATGCTTGTTAAAAACACGGCTGGGATTCTTAATTTTTATTTTAATCTGTGGTTTCTTCATCATCCCAGCTTCCCAGCTCAATTTCTACCACCCGTTGAGTGATCTCTTGCCTATCCACAAACAAGCCGTAACGCTTACCAAGGTCAACCGCTGAAGCCCGCCTTGTTGCTACTGATGGCTTTGCTTCGACAACTCTTTGATACCCTTCACCATCTAGGACCAAAAGCGGTTCAGTGACTTCGCCACGCATAACAGAAGTAAGAAATTCTAGCACCTCTTGTTGATCTGCGATACGTTCGGACTTCAGTTTTTCAAGCTGTTCATCTATATAGGCTTTTACCTTATCATTTGATAGCAACCGGCTCCCATTCGCTTGCGCTGATCTTTCATTCTTGGTCTTTGGATAAGCTTTGAAATAAGCTTCCGTTGCATTTAATGAAATGATATAATGATCTGCAAAAATCTTTTGCCTTTCCGTCATTCCCAAATTCTTTTGGCTCCTTTCTGATAAAAATACAATAAAAAAAAGGATAAAACGCCGTTGTTTTATCCCCATTACTTGACAAATACCATTCTATCACATTGTCCAAATCGTGCCTTAACAGTGAATGTCATTTGTTATCATTCAAGATTTTTTCTAATTCACTAATAGCAGACCGCTTCAAACGGTAGTAAGTAGGTAGTGAAATCCCGTCCAAATCGTTACAAATATCTAAAACGTGTTTTTTGACTATGTAAGTAAGCCTTAGTACGGTCCTTTGTTTAGGGTCTTTTAATTTATTGATCATTCTACCAAGTTCTAGTTTTCTGTCAATAATTTCGGCCGTGTCTTGTTCTATAGCTTCCTTCATAACAATCAACTGTGTATAGACATCATCAACTTTCCGGCCCTTACCCCCTGAGACTTTATCCGCCTGAAATTTAGGGCTTGATAGTAGCCCGGCTTCTAGTTCATTAATTTCGTCCATTCGGCTCTTTATGTCAATGTCTAATTTTTGCAATTCATCAAGTAATTCCTGTGCCTTGATACTCAAACCCCGTAACTCCTTTTGAAAAATGATATAATAAGAATACTCCTTATTAAATATATTTTTGTTTCGTGAGAGAAAGTCGGTCTAGCAGTACGCCGGCTTTTTTTATTTTTGGGCGCGTGTATCAGACGCCCGGATAGATTTATATTTGTTTAGGAGTTTTCAACCCCCTTTCTTAATAAATTTTCGATACACTAACCACCCGGAAGCCTTTTACAACTTGCGGGCGTAAAAATTAAACTCCAAGCAGTAAGCACCTTTCTTTGATAAAGTTTCTATAGGCCTCTTTCCGGGCTTTTCTTGTTTCTTTGACTGTTTGAGTTTCTGCCTTTCGGTATTTATCAATGTATTCCATAGCCATATTATCGAACTTCCCGCAATTCTGAGTTTCATTTTCGTTTAGATAGTCAGCCATACAATTTGTAATTAGTACCGGATCCATGACTAACTCAAAAAGTTGAAGCACGGAAGGGGGAGGAACTAGCTTGTTCCTTTTGTAAGCATTTAGCCTACAAGCCAAAGTAGCCGGATTTTCCACCCCTAGAAAAGTAAGGAAATCTTCCGTAGAACGATATTCAAAGCGCAAGCGGTCATATTCTTCAAAGAAATCTGTAAAGTTGCTCATAATAGCTGAACCCCTTCACGGTTTACAGTCAATTCCACGGTACAGCTCTTTTTCAGACTTTTGAGATCCGCAAGAAAAAGAGTAACATAGGCCAATTCAATTTCATCACTTGCGTGAAGCTTCCAAGATTCGTATTTTTTAATTAATTCATCTAATTCCATTTTGTTTCAATTCCCCCTATTTTTAAGATAATCAGGTATCGGATCCCCCACCTTTAGGCTGTCGTATTGCTCCTTAGTTACTAGGAAATTCCCATAACCTTTTATAGTCACCGTATAACGCCCCTCAAGGACGTTTTTAGCGCTTATTTTCCCGGCTTGGTCAATTATACCCCCGGCATTATCAACCTTGTACATGATCGTTTTAGGCTGGTTTTCAAGCCTTTTAATTTTACCTTCAAGTTGGACCACTGACCAAGTAGCCATAAGGACCATAAAGGCCCATGGGAAGAATAGGATAAAAAGGATATTTTCTTTATTCTTCATCTTTCCCCTTTCTATTCGCCCTAAAAGCTACGATACAAGCCCACGATAGGCCCAGCGCCCACACAAGAATAAATAACAAACATAAGAAATTATGCAGATCCATCTTGAATTACCCCGCTATCTAGTTTTATTAAAAGGCTGTAAAGTTGTTCCATTGTATGGACGTTTACAAAATTACCGCTATAATAAATCTGATTAAAGTTAAAAACCGTACCACTCATTAGGTATACTTCAAAATCTGAGTTATTCGCGCCCTTAAATCTAAAAATAGATTTAATATTATTAGTGTTAATAATAAAATTGTTTTTGATTTTGTCGACTTCTACCATTCTCAAATACACAAGCGCCATGATTATTCCCCCTTAATTCGGAACCCTACAAAATTCTGATCATATTCAGGGTTTTCATAAATGTTCCCGATAATTTCAGCTTTATGAAGAATATCTGTTTCATAAGGTGAAATACAATCCGGATCCATGACGTTCAAACATTCCAAGTAAAAGCCGTTACCTGTCAAAACATCTTTACCAGCATTGTCATAGTAGCAGTATTGCCCAAAACGTACAATGGCTTTAATGAAATCAATCTGAAGAATATCCCCTTCAAAGATTTCTTTTCCGGTTTTGTCTTTAGTATTTGTGGAAAGCATAAGCTCAATTTTTTCCGCCCCACGTAAGAACGTGATACCATTTCCAATGGATTCAAATTCCCCACAATTAAAATTAATTTCATCAGCAAAATATTTTTCTTTGTCAACCTTATCCCATGCTCTAAATTTTGGAATCATTCTTTCACTTCCTTTTCTACATCGTTTTCTACATCGTTTTGGAAATAATCTTTGAGTTTCTCCAAAGCAAATTTTTGTCCTTCTTTTATAAATTCCAGATAATCTTCATCCGATAATATCATTCTTTCACTTCCTTTACTTCAATTCCCGGACAATTAAACACCCAATCAAAACCGGAACTTTCTAATTCTTTTTTCGTGTGGTATGTTTTTCTTTCTTTGGAAAATTCTTCAGCCCCAAGATACCAATTTTTAACAACCCTATCATATTTTAGGTAGTTTGTTTCTTTGCGAATATTTTTAAATCTAATCGCGTACCGCTTTTCCTGTTCGATTTCATACCCATCCAACCAAGCGAGGGCGATAACATCCATGTTCCCTTGTGTGTAAAACCATTCGGAAATCTCAGAAGTATCTAGCTCATTAGCTATATTTAGAAAAACATCTTCTAGGTCCCAATCACTTGCCTGTGCGTATTCAATACGTTCCGCGACAAATTTAGGAATTTTTACTTTCTGTGGTTCGTCTAGTTGCTTCAGATCTTCCAAGATATCAGGAATAGATACCCACATTTCAAGATTACGTTTCATATATACATATTTTTTAATTAATTCTTGTTTATTCATCTTCCAAATCCTGTTCCTTTACAAAACTACCATTAACCCAGCGCCCTTTTCTATCTTTGATTTCTTCATAGGCCAGTTCAAAACATTCCACAAAATCATAACCTAATTCCTTACAAATCAAATCCAAGTAAAGAATAATATTTGAAAGGTTGTATTTAATTGTGTTTTCAATTCCTAGATCTTGCGCTACTTTTGCCTGAAAGGCGCTATCTGCCATCATCCAAATCCAAGCCTGAACCCCGCCAAAGTCTGGTAGGTAGTCTTCTTTACGGTCAAAAAAGATAAATTCAGGGCTTACACCGGCCATCATAGCATAACCAATCACTACTACAGCCACATCACCGATTGAATCCTTAATAACGTCTTCTTTGTTTTTAAGGTAACCTGAAACCAGCTCCCCCATTTCTTCAATCAGTTTCAAGCCTTGCTTATTAACGTCCCCTTGTTCAATACCACGGGCGATAAACCACATCTTTGTACTAAATACAAGGTCACTTACTTTTTTACTCATCCGCATTTTTTAAATCCTCTTTTAAAGTTTTAATTCTTCTTCTGATCCATTCTTTCCGTTGTTGGATCGCTGTTCTAGGGAAGAAATTTCTCAACCGTTGAAAATGTTCTTCATCATCTAGTAAATCTTGATATTTCTGAATCGTATCTTCAATTAGTTCCCGTTTCATTCTTCCCTTGCTCCAAATACTCAATTAACCAACCCAAATATTTTTGGGCTTTTTTAGATCTTCCAAACCATTCTTTTTTGAATGTCGTAAAACATATTTAACGACATTTCCAAAGAAGAACCCTTCAGCATATTCCGGACAAGGTGCAAAATTTCGGATCACGTCGATCACTTCCATTCCATTTTGACCCTTATAATGGTCCGGCTCATTAATCAAATCTTTCTCCACAAGCTCCGATAAAACTTGCTCAAAACTCTTTTCTTTTTCCATATTTATCCTTTCAAAAAGTTTGTGAAATTTTAGGTGTTACCGTGTTACCGTATTTTTAAAACTTTTTTAATTTTATTTTTAACAAACGTTGATATAATAGGCTTTCTTATTATTTATAAATATTTTTATACTTTTTTTATAAAATACGGTAACACGGTAACTTTTATATAATTAGTACTAATAAAGTCAGTAATACCAAGGGTTTACAAAGTTACCGTAAAGTTACCGATCTCCCAAAAAGTTACCGATCTCCACCCCAAAAGTTACCGAAAGTTACCGTAAGTTACCGATCTGTTACCGTAACTTTTTTTCACAAAGTCATAAAATTTTATTTAATTTTGACAAAGCCTTTTACTACTTTTTTGCCTACCCTGTAAGTCTTTTTCTCCCAATTCGGGAGATGGTCAATAATCAAATTAATCTTTGCGGAAAGTTTCCGATCATTTGAATTTTTCATGAATAAGTTATACATGATTTCACGGGTTGAAACTCTTTTGAGTTCTTCCGTCCCAAATTCAACATCTGAGGAATTATCGAACCAAGACGCTGTATATTGATGTTGACGTTGTGCCGGCATACGTTCCCAATGTGAAGGAATAGGCATTTCAAGATAGTCCATTACTTGAATTTCGACTTCATCCCGGTACATGAATGTTTCACGGTACGTTTCAAGTTCCGCTTCCGTTTCCGCGTCAAATTTCAATTCAAAACCTTCTTTGAAGATTGAAACAGCTTCCCCCCATATTTGATCTATGGTATTTTGTTCAATCTCCATAGGGTGTTTTTTTTGTTTAGAACCATCCACCAGCACGGGGAGAAAGCGACGCTCGCCGGTTTTGTCTTTCAAATACTCCCGCTGGTTAGTGGTCCGGGCCAAAATAAAGTTTTTGGCAAATTCTTCCGTCTTGGACATATAAGGACGGCGGTAACGTAAGCTAGTTTTTGAAATAAAAGCTTTCGTTTCAGCGAATGACATCCGGTTACTTGCTACCATTTCATCATCATTGACGATCAGGCTTTTTAACATAATGTCAAAATTATCCTTATTGTTGAAGTCGGTCACGGCGTCGGTATACCAAGGCCCGCCGATTTTCTGAAGCAGGGACGTTTTACCCACACCCTGACCACCTACCAAGTCCAAAACATAATCAAACTTGGTAAAGGCTTCATAAACTTTGGCCACGGCTCCGACTAGCCACATTTCCGCTATTTTGGAAATTAAGGGGGTATCTTCAGCACCTAGGTAGTGCTGAAACATTTTCCCGATTCGTTCCCGGCCGTCCCACTCTTTGGCCACGCGCTCCATG